CCCCCCGCCTACGACGCTGAGCGTCCGCTGCGTGACTGGATCGTGGATGATGCGGCTCGGGTGCTGCGGGTGGACCGGTCCTGCGTGGTGGCCAAGGGCTGGACCGGTTCGGGAGCGCGGTTCGCGCCGGTCCTGGAGATGGTCGACTACGCCGACGTGTACGCGGTGCTCGCGTGCGGCGACGCGTTGGAGATCGGCGACGTCGCCCCGTCTTCGCTGGCCGACATGCTCGGCCGGGTGGAAGACGGCCAGGGGCTGATCAAGGTCGCGCCGCGTGAGCCGGGTAAGGCAGGGTGGGCGATCGCTGCCCGGCACGTCGCCTACCTGTCGTATCGGGAGCGGCGTCGGCCGTTGTCGGTGCCGGCGCATCCCGATGGGCCGGTGTCGTGATGGGCGGGCTGGTGCTGGTCGGCGTGGTGGCGTTCGTCGCCGGCTGGTTCGCGAGCCGGGCTGCCGGTGGGGTCGGTGACTGGGTCGCCGGGTTCGTTGGCGAGCTGGGTCGGTGGGCTACGGGTCTGGCGGCGGTGGTCGGGTTCGGGTTCGTGGCGTGGTTGGTGATCACACACCTGAGCTGAACCGCACCCAACCCGACGTGAGGGGATCTCTCGTTGAGGGGTCCCCTCACGCGTGTGGCGACACCTTGCCCGCGTTGCATTGACTCAATGCATGACGTCATGTACCGTCCTTGACGTAAGCAACAACCACACAAGGGGGAAGCGACATGCAGGCTGCCGCCAACGCGCCCGCGATGACCGAATCTGAGTTGACTGCCTGGTTCGCCGAGCGTGGCGTCGACGACGACGCATGGATGGGCCGACATGGTACGTGAGCACTTGGGGAAGACTCAGGACGAGATGGATGAGTTCTACGACTGGGTCCACTCCTGGTCGTGATCGACGCGCAAGACGAGCAAACGAGGGCCCTCCACGGGGCCCTCGTTGCGTTTGGGCCTCGCCGCGCCCAACTTCGCCACTTGCATTGACTCAATGCAAGTGTTGGTGTAGCGTCAAGCTTGCAAGCAATCAATGCATAGCCGCGAGGGGGTGAGCGCGTCGTGATCGTCATTTCGCACAGCGTCCGATGGGGTAGCAACATCCACAACGCGCCCGAATGGGTGCGACTCGTCGCCAAGGCCAAAGGATGGGTCGACAGCGACGACTTCAACACCAACGCCGTGCACCAGCCCGGATCCGAGGGGCAGGGGCCGATCAAGTGGCAACTGTTCGACCTCGCCGACATCCTCGCCGGAGCCGGCCACAAGGTCATCGTCGTCGACGACGACAACGACGGAAAGCAGATCCTGCAATGATCACGATCCGTCACACGCAGGAAGCCGGGACCGTCGTCGAGGGGTCCACCAAGGGCGACGGGGTATGGGAGATCGCTAAGCCGCTGGGCTGGCGGTTCCACCGGGACGTCGGCATCTACCTACGCGGTAGCCGCGACCAGCTCGCCAAGGAATGGAAGCTAAACGCCCTGGCCGACGCGTGTTCGCCCTCTGACCCGTCCACTTCAGAGAAAGCCGCATGACATGCCCGCGAAGAAGAAGACCCGCGACAAGCCGCTGACGTTCCACAGGGTTGACCTGCCCAGCTTGGCGGGGTGCGCCACCGACCAGGCCAACGAGACGCTGCACCGCCTGTACGGCGAGCTGGGGCAGGCCGAGGCCCGGATGCGGGCCGAGGTCGCCGCGCCGACGTTCGCCGAGCAGATGCGCCTACACGGGCCCAAGCCGGCGTTCACGTTCATTGACCTGCTGTGCGGGGGCGGCGGGTCGTCGGCCGGGCTCGCGCAGGCCGGGGGGCAGCTGCTGTTCGGGGCGAACCACTCGTCGGTGGCGATCGCCACCCACGCCCGGAACTTCCCCGGTTCGGCCCACGCGTGTGTGGATCTCAACTGGTACGACATGCGGAACCTGCCCGAAGGGGCTGACGTCCTGTGGGCGTCGGTGATCTGCACCGAGACGTCCCCGGCCGGGGGGAGGTCCCGTAAGGGGCAGGCCGCGCCCGGCCAGGGCGCGCTGATCGACGCCACCGGGCAGCCGACCGACCCTGACGCCGACCCGGTCGAGGAGGAGCTGTTCGAGCGGACCAGGGCGACCGCGCAGGACGTGATCCGGGCCGCCGAGCTGTGGCGCTTCCCGGTCGTCTGCGTTGAGAACGTAGTCGAGTTCGCCACCGACTGGCGGCTGTTCGCGTGGTGGCTGGACGGCTTCAAGATCCTCGGCTACCGGCGGCACATCGTCAACGCCTCGTCCGCGCACCTGTCGGGTGAGGGCTTCGACCCGGCCGCGCAGTGGCGCAACCGCATCTACATCATATTTGTCCGGGAGGACCTGCCGGACATCCCCGACCTTGAGCCGCGCCCGCTGGCCTGGTGCAACACCTGCGCCGACATGGTCGAGTCGCACCAGGTGTGGACGGACCCGAACGGGCAGGCCACCGCATCGGGGCAGCGCATCCGGGTCGGGAAGTACCGGGAGCAGTACTGGTATCACTGCCCGGCCGCAGGGCACGGCAGGGTCGAGCCGGCGACGAAGCCGGCCGGGTCGATCATCGACTGGTCGCACGTCGGCCCACTGATCGGCGAACGCCCCCTGCACCGGAAGAAGCCGCTCGTGCAGGAAACCATGCGGCGCGTCGCGTGGGGAATCAAGCTGGCCCGCGAGGGCAAGCTGTCGCCCGCCTGGCTGGACGCCAACGGCGGCAGCTGGAACACCGGCCCGGCCGGCACGGACCGGCCGTTCCGGACCCGTACGGCGAACGACTGGGAAGCCCTCGTCACCCCGGGCGCGTTCGTCGACACCGCCCGCCGGAACACGCTGCCGCGGTCGCCCGGCGAGCCGTTGACGACCGTGGCGACCGCCCGGCACCACGGCATCGTCGTGCCGTACCGGAAGAACAACCGGCCATCCGGGCCGAACGTGCCGCTGCACGCCGTGTCCACGATCGAATCCGCCGCGCTGATCACCGCAGCGCAGGATCTGCCCGCCGACCCGATGCTGTGGCACTACCGCATGGTTACCTGGTTGGAACAGGCGCTGGCGCAGGACTTCCCGCCGGGCTACGAGCTGGCCGGCAACCAAGGTGAGCGCAACGTCCAGGTCGGCAACGCCGTCAGTGTGAACGCGGCCCGCTACTTCGGGTTGCGGTTCGCGTCGGTGCTCGCCGGGATCGACCGGCGGTGACCGTGATGGCCCGCTACATCGTCGACACCGGCACCGCCGGCCGGTTCATGACCGCCGACACCGAAGCGGACGGGGCCGAGTTCGCGAAGATCCTGATGGTGCCGGCGGACCGGCTCCGGTTCGCCGGCACGCCGCGCTGGTGCTACCAGCTCGACGAAGACGACTGGGAATGGGCCGTCACCGAGGGGGCGACGGTCATCGACGTCGACCGGATGCGGGGGATCGTCGCCGACCGGTCCGGGCAGGCCGCCCCGCCGCCGCTGCCGTCGGCGACGACTCCCGACGGGGCGACGAAACCCTCGTACGGGCGTCGTGGGCAGCCCCGCAACGTCCGCTGGAACCCGCGTACCCGCCGGCACGCGTGGGCGAAGGACGCCGAGCACCACAAGCACTGCGTGTGGTGCGGCGTCGCCGTGGTCAACAACCGGGGCGACCGGGGCCGCTGGTACCAGACGTGGACCTGGCCGCAGCCCGCCCCGGAAGGCCGGCAAGACGGATCGAACGCACCTGTCGGGGGGTCCATCCCGGACTGCCCCGGTCCCCGCGAAGGAGGAGAGACGCCATGATCGACCAGGACCCCGACCAGCCGCCCGGCGTCGAGTACGACACCAGCGACCTGCCCGACCCGGGCAGCGCAGCCGCCCGGGTGCTCACCTACGTCACGGCGTTCGGTGACGGCGTGGTCGACGAGGTATGCGGCACGAAGCTGTTCGCCCGCGACCTGGTAGCGCTCGCCGAAACTGTCCAGCGCAGCCCTGTCGCCGATCTGGCCTCAGCGTTGCGTCGCGCGGTCCGCTGCTTCGAGATCAACGGCTGGGAGACCGACCGCGAGTCGATCGACCTGGTAGACCCGCCGACCCCCCGCGACCTGTTCGTGTGGGAAGGACTTGCCGCCGAGCACGACCCGGGCGACCGCGCCCCGGCGATCGTCACCGTCGACCCCGGGGAGTACCTGTGAACGCGTCGGGGCAGATGCCGATCGTCGACGTCGAGCCGGCCCGCCGGGACTACTGGGGGTCGACGCCGGGCCGCTGGTACCCCGGCAGCAACGGGGCCGGCAAGCGGCGGTGGTTCCTGTGGCGAACCAACGCCGAGACGGGCAAGACGGAGCACCACGACACGAGGTCGGGGCTGCTGGTGCGCTATGCCAGCTACGAGGCCGCGCAGAAGGCCGCCGATCGGCTGAATCGCACGCCGCCGGGCCCGTCGGTGGTGAACGTCGAGGCGCGGCGGGTCGTGCGGTACTTCCAGAAGTTCACCGCCGAGCAGCGCGCTGACCGGGCCGCTTCGCGGCGGCTCGGCCGGCAGCAGCGGCGCGAGGTCGGCAGCTTCTTCTACACCCACCCGGACGTGCCGGGGCGGGCGTTCGACACCCGCAGGCAGGCCGCGCAGGCAGCCGTCGCCCGGTCGAACCAGGAGCCGGACCAGTGAGCGGCCCGGAGCAGTTGCCGATGTTCGACCTCCTGCCGGCCGCCGACGTCGAGGTGCCCGACCTGGCCGGCTTCGACCTGATCGTGATCAGGTCGTCCGGTGGCAAGGATTCACAGACCGCGCTGCGGGAGACCGTGCGGCAGGCCCGCGCGCAGGGGGTTCCTCTGGCCCGGCTGGTCGTCGAGTACGACGAGCTTGGCGAAGAGTCCGTCACGTGGCCGGGGACAGCTGCGATCGGCCCTCACTTGGTCGAGCGGTACGGCGACCGGCCCGGGTCGAAGGCCCTGGTCGAGTTGCAGGCCGCGCACTACGGGCTGCGGGTCGTCGCCCGCAGCGCCGCCCGGCCGAACCTACTCGAAGACGTCCGCACCCGGACGGGGAAGGACGGGCGTCACCGCTGGCCTGACGCCCGGAACCGGTGGTGCACTTCGGACCATAAGCGGTCGGTGGGCGACCAGGTGCTGAACGCGCTGGTACTCGAACTCGGGCTGCCGGCGGGGCACCCGGCCCGCGTGTTGACGGTGATGGGGTTCCGGGCCGCTGAGTCCAGGTCGCGGGCGGTGAAGCCCGCGTACGCCCGTGACGAACGCGCTTCCCGGGCTGGGAAGACCCGGGCGGTGCCGGCCCGGGAAGTCTGGCAGTGGCTACCCATTCACACCTGGTCCGACGACCGGGTGTGGGCCGACATTAGGGAGTCGGGAGTCCCCTACGCGTGGCCGTACGACGCGGGCATGAGCCGATTCTCATGCACGTTCTGTGTCCTCGCCCGCCGCGCCGATCTGGTCACCGCTGCCCGGCTGATGCCGGATCGGGCCCGCGCGTACGCGGCGGTTGAGTTCGAGATCGGGCACGACTTCCAGCAGCGGAACTCGATGCGGTCGGTCTGCGAGGAAGCGGGGATCGAACTGTGGTGGGAGCTGTGAGCGCCGCCGCCTGGCCGCCGCCACCGCCGGTTCGGCCGTACCGGTTCGACTTCTACCTCGGGGTCGGCCACCCGAACCACCTAGCGGATTCGCGGGTGCCGCTGTTCATCTCGGCGACCACCCTCGCCGCCCGGTACAAGACCGAGTACCAAGGGCAGGGCCACGACTGGCCGGTGCAGACGTTCGGCACCCGGTGGGCCGGCGACTCAGGCGCGTACGCGGCGCTGATGCTCGGCAACGGCCGCCGGGACCATCCGTGGCGGCGCTGGCCCGACGACTACGGGTCGATGTGGGTCGACTTCGTCGAGGCGGTCGGGCACGACTCGCGGGAGCTGGGGCCCGACTTCGTCGGCGTCCAGGACTGGCCCTGCGAACCGCAGGTGCTCGCGGCGACCGGCATGACGGTCCGCGACCACCAGGAGCTGACCACGGAGAACTTCTGCTACCTGGCCGAAGAGTTCCCGTTCATCCCGTGGCTGCCGACGCTGCAGGGCTGGACACCCGACGACTACGTACGGCACGTCGAGGCGTACCGGGCGGCGGGGGTCGACCTGGCGGGCGAGCGGGTCGGGGTCGGGTCGGTGTGCCGGCGCGGCGCGCAGCGCGACGTGGCCCGGGTCGTCGGCACCATCGCCGGCCTGGGGCTGGGGATGCGGCTCCACGGGTTCGGCGTCAGCATCAACGCGCTGCGGCTGTGCGGGCATCTGCTGGCGTCCGCCGACAGTCAGGCGTGGTCGGCGACCGCCCGGCGGGAACGGCTGCTGCTGCCCGGCTGTGAGCATCCGACCAGGTCCGGTGGTCGCGGGGACTGCCGGAACTGCTTCCGGTACGCGCAGGTGTGGCGCGGTGAGGCGTTGGCCGCGCAGGAATCGGCCGGTGAGGCCGCGGTCGCGTCGGCGGGGGCGGGGCAGCTGGCGTTGTTCGAGGTGGCCGGGTGAAGCGGGCGGGGATTCAGCGGCGGCCGGCGGACAATCACCTCGGTGCGGTGGCGTGGGAGCAGCTGCGGTTGCTGCTGTTCACCCGGTCCGGCGAGCTGTGTGAGGTGCGGTCGTCTCGGTGTCTGGCTGCCCCGGATGGCTGGCTGGGCAGGCCGGGGCTGCTGGTGTCGGTGCACCACCGCAAGCCGCAGGGGATGGGTGGCACGTCCCGGGTGGACGTGCACGAGCTGCACCACCTGTTGGTCGTGTGTGGGGACGGCACGCGGGGCTGTCACGGCTGGGTGGAGTCGGAGCGTGCGGAGGCCCGCCGTCGTGGGCTGCTGGTGGAGCAGGCGGTGGACGCGGCGGGGGTGCCGGTGGAGTTGTCGTCTGGTCGGCTGGTGCTGCTGGATCCGGTGGGGGTGTTCTACCGGCACGCCGGATGGCGGTTGCATTGATTCTATGCTGGCAGTCGTGTAGGGTGGACCTTGCGTTGAGTAGCAGATTGAAGTGAAGTGAGTACCACAGTCCGGCGGGTGGCACGCCGGGCGTTAACGCCGAAGCTTTACCGTCACCTCCGGGAAGGCTCAACGCAAACGAGAGGTGGCGACGATGTCCGCGAAGAGACGGAAGAAGGAGGATCCCATGACCGCGCCGACGCTGGAGCGGCCCGGGGCGCGGAACGCCGACGACCTGGCCGACTCGCCCCCGGGCAGCGAGCAGCCGCCTGCGCATCTGCCGCAGCTCACCCCGGGGCAGCTGGCCGAGCACATCGCACGCTCGTCCCTTGACCAGCTCGTAGCCGATGACACCCTGGTTGTCGGCTACGAGGCCGCCGGTGCCGCGCTCGGGGGCCGGAAGACCCAATCGGTCCAGGTCTTAGCGAAGGCCCGGCGGGAACACATCCGCGACTACGGGCAGGCGTGGCCGTCCGATCTGCCGGAACGCGCCTACACGAAGGGCATCGGACCCCGGGCGCAGCCGGTGTGGCACCTGCGGACGTTAGTCGAGTGGGGCATCCGCTTCGAGCGGCTGTCTCGCCACGACGGGAAAACCAGGATCAACCCGAAGCCGACCGGCCCGGTCGGGCGGCGACGGCGGTAACGAGAGGAGGCGTCCCCGGTACCCCCGGAGTTCGCTGGCTCCGGGCGGGAACGCCTCCAGCGGCGCAGAGCGCCACCACACACGCATAGGCACCCGCGAAGACGCCCCATGCGCGTACGACCGTACCAGGGTGCGCGCTCAGCTGGCAGCGGGACCGGCCGAGCAAGTCCACTCAGGAAAAGAACGTTCGTACGGGGGGTGATGGGCCGAATGGGCGATATGCGACGTGAGCCGACGCTGCTGCTACCGGCCACCGCAGGCCGCGACGAATGGTTGGCCGCCCGGACCGGCGGCATCGGCGGATCCGACGTCGGCGCGATCGTCGGCCTCAACCGCTACACCTCGCCAACCAAACTCTTCTACCAGAAGCTGGGAATCATTCCCGGCGATGAGATGAACGCGGCGATGGAGTGGGGCAACCGGCTCGAGACCCCCGTCCGGGAGAAGTTCGCCGACGAGCACCCCGAACTGCTGGTCACCGCCGGCCCCGGCCTGGTGTGCCACCCTGACCGGCCGTGGCAGATGGCCACCGTCGACGGGCTGATCCGCGACGCCGACGGCAGCGGCCCGGCCCGGATATTCGAGGCCAAGACGGGAGACGACACCCACGACCACGAGGACCAGTGGGGCGAGCCCGGCACCGACCAGGTCCCGCCGACCTACCTGTGCCAGGTCACCTGGTACATGGACATCTACGGGGCGCAGCCCGGCGACGTCGCCTGGCTGGCGGTACTGCTACGCGGCCGGGACTACCGCGAGTACCGGATCCCGTACGATCCCGCGTTCGCCCGCAAGCTGGTCGCGCACGCCGACTACTTCCGCCGGGCCCATCTGATCCCGCAGGTACCGCCGCCCGCCGATGCCGCCGAGTCGACGACCGAAGCGCTCACCGCAGCCCGGCCGCCGGTGAAGGCCAAGAGCAAGGGTGAGTTGCCACCGGAGGCGGTCGCCCTGGCCCGCGCCTACGGGTCCGCGCACCGCACCGCCCGGATCGCCGAGACGCAGAAAGAGCGGTACGGCAACCAGCTGCGGGCACTGTTCCTGGCCCTCGGCGACAAGGTGCCGCACTACGGCTACGTCGGTGACCAGAAGATCGCCTCCTGGTCGGTGCCCGCCCCTCCTAAGCAGACGTTCGACGAGGAGCGGTTCGCCGCCGACCACCCGGGGCTCTACCAGCAGTACCTGACCGCGAAGGCACCAGGCCAGCCACGGCTGACCGTAGCGAAGGAGTTCACCAGTGACTGACATCGTCCAGACCAGCCGCGCCCGCGCGGTGGCCAATATGCTGCCCGACGCCCCAGACGGGCCCAACGGTAAGCCCGGCACCAAGCCGGGGGAGAAGGCACTCACCGTCGGCTCGATCGGCCGGGACCTGCTGCGGTCGATGCAGTCCCAGTTTGAGGCGTGCCTGCCGGAGGTGCTGCCCTGGGACATGTTCGCCCGTATCACCCTGACCGGCATCCAAAAGAACCCGCAGCTGCTGGAATGCAGCCAGGCCAGCCTGTTGGGCGCACTCATGGAATGCGCCCGCCTCGGCCTGGCCCCGTGCACCGAACAGGCGTCGCTGGTGCCCTTCAAGGGCAAAGTCACGTTGATCGTCGGCTACGAGGGGTACGTCCAGTTGATGTATCGGTCCGGCCAGGTCGAGCAGGTCGTCGCGCAGCCGGTCTACGCGGCCGACGACTGGGAGTACAGCCTTGGCGACGGCGGCCGGTTCTGGCACAGGCCGAAGATCACCATGCCTCGGAAGGAACGCGGTGAGGTGATCTTCACCTACTGCTACGCGACGCTGGTCGGCGGCGGTCGGACCGCCGTCGCCCACTGCAACCTGGAAGAGGCGCTGGAGCTGCAGGCCCGCTACGGCACCAAGGACACCTCGGCCTGGCGCACCAACTTCCTCGGCATGTGGCTGAAGACCCCCGTACGGCGGGTCCAGAAGTACGCGCCGAAGTCGTCCGAGCAGATGCGGCGGGCCCTGATCGTCGACAACGGAATCATCGACCTCGACGGCAACGTCGACCGGCCGGACGACGAGCCCGACGACGACACGGCGTCGGGGGAGTGACCCCTGGCTGGCGCGCGTCGCGTACCGGCCAGACACCTGCATAGGGATACGATCCGCCCGTAAACGCGATCCGGGCCCACCGCGTGAACGGTGGGCCCGGATGAAGCAAACAGGAGGCGATCCCCGGTGACCAGGTAACCAACCCGATCCACTGAACCCCGACAAGAGTCCGTACCGACACACCTATTTGCACGCTCGCTCGCCAGAGGGCTAAGCCCGTCCAGCATAGCCGACCATCGGTCGGTGCCGACACCTCCACCGAGGTCTGATGCCGGACGTGTCGTGGCTCTCATCGCGGACCCCACCCGGGCGTGAACCAAACCCGCGAAGGAAGCCCGACCATGAACGCCTACCCGATCATCTGGGGGCTAAAGCACGCCCCGGTCAAGACAGCCGTGGAACGCGCGGTGCTGCTCGCTATCTGCGACGCCGGGGACAGCGACGGCTGCGACGCCTACCCGTCGAACGGCACCCAGGCCCGCGCCGCCCTGGTCGACGTCCGGACCGCGAACCGGGTGCGGGCCGAGCTGGAAGCGCGCGGGCTCATCCGACGCCAGGACGGGCCGCCGCCGGCCCGCTGGCTGGCCATCCCCGAGCACAAGCGGCCCCCGATCTGGGAGGTGATGATCCCGTACAGCTGGTGGTCGGCGGCGCAGATCGAGGAGATCAACCGGATGCGGGCAGACCGCGGCCGTCCACCGCTGCGCCCGGAGGACCGGCCCGACATCGCGCCGGCACCACCGAGGACGCGCCGCGCCGACGTCGGCAAGAAGCGCCCAAAGAAGGACAAGCCGGGCGGGGATGTCTCAGAGACAGGGGGTGACACAGAGTCAGGGGGTGACACAGAGTCCCCGGTACCCCCTGACACAGAGTCAGGGGAGGGGGTGACTACAAGTCACCCAACCCTCCTTATGGACCCTCCCCTAAAAGAAACCTTCCCCTCCTCCTCCCCTCCCTCCTCACAGGCAGCTGCCGGCACCATTCCGGCCGGGCCGACCCCGGAGGAGGAGGTCGACGAAACGAAGAAGCCCGGAAAACCCGATCCGGCCGCTGTCGCGGCCCGGCTCATCGACGAGATGCAGACCCGCTGCAAGGCGGGCCGCCGGGTGCCCGCCGGCAAGCAGCGGAACGAACTCGTCGCCCTGGTCGTCCGGCTACTCGACGCAGGCTGGCAGCCGAACCGGCTGACGGCGGCTGTGAGCAGCTACGGAACCCTGGCCGGGGCCCTGTCCACCTTCGGGGCGCTCCGGTACCGCCTGGACGATCTGGCGACGCAGGAAGTGCCATCCGGAGCCGCCCCGGCAGCGCCCGTTCCAGCACAGCGCGACAGTGACCGGGCGACCCCGTCGTGCGGCACCTGCTACGGCAGCCGCCGCATCACCATCGAGCGCCCCAACCCGGCCCTGGCCGGGCGGCTCACCGACGTGGCCGTGCCCTGCCCCGACTGCCAGCCCTCCCAGCTCGCGACCGCGAGCTGACACCACACACCCACCGGAGCCTGAAATCCCGGCCCCGGTGAAACCCGCGAAGGAGACCCCGTGCACCACGACGACCTGGCCGAGTGCGAGCAACGCCGCCGCGCCATGATCCGAGACACCCGCATCGAAGCGGCAATGACCGCCACCTGGATCATCCCCCTAGTCTTGATCAACATCGGGGTGGCCAGCGAACACCCCGACCTGACCGGCCCCGCCGCGTGGGCGGCCCTGATCGGCGGCGGCTGGATGGTCGCCGTGGGAGCCGTCGAGGCCAGCCGCGTCCGCCGCATCCGCCGGATGCCGACCGACGCGCTCGAAGCGACGACGGAACCCCGCCCGGAGCTGTCGACCACCGGCCGGCTGCGCGCCGAGGNCTCCCGCCGCACCCGCCGGCTGGCGTGGCTCG